TTAGCAGATTTATTACCTGACGATATTTTAGATCCTATCGGATCTGAGATGCAATCTAATTACACAGATTACAAAGCATCAAGAAAAGAATGGGAAGATAGTTATGTAAAAGGTTTAGATCTTTTAGGTTTTAATTATCAAAATAGAGCAGAACCATTTCAAGGAGCATCAGGTGCAACTCACCCAGTTTTAGCAGAAGCTGTTACACAGTTCCAAGCAGGAGCATACAAAGAATTATTACCGGCTGAAGGTCCGGTTAGAACACAAATTTTAGGTAATGTTGATCAAGCAAAAGAACAACAATCACAAAGAGTAAAAGACTTTATGAATTACCAAATTATGGATGTCATGAAAGAGTATGAACCAGAATTTGATCAGATGTTATTTCATTTACCACTAGCAGGTTCAACATTTAAAAAAGTTTACTATGATGATCTATTAGAAAGAGGAGTATCAAAGTTTGTGCCAGCAGATGATTTAGTTGTTCCATATTCTGCTACTTCATTAGAAGATGCCGAAGCAATTATTCATGTAATTAAAATTTCTGAAAACGATTTACGTAAACAACAAGTTAATGGTTTCTACAGAGATGTAGAATTAACTAAACCATCTGACGTAGAAGATAAAGTTACTAAAAAAGAAAGAGAACTAGACGGAACTAAAAAAACCGGCAGCGTAGAAGACATGTACACGTTATTAGAGTGTCATATTAATTTAGACCTAGAAGGTTTCGAAGACATGGGACAAGACGGGGAACCAACAGGAATTAGACTTCCTTACATTGTAACAATTGACGAAGGATCAAGAGAAGTATTATCTATTAAGAGAAACTTTGAACAAAACGATCCTAAAAAACAAAAGATAAATTATTTTGTCCATTTTAAATTTTTACCAGGTTTGGGGTTCTACGGTTTTGGTCTAATTCACATGATTGGTGGGTTATCTCGTACGGCGACCTCTGCTTTAAGACAGCTCTTGGATGCGGGAACGCTTTCTAATCTGCCAGCAGGTTTTAAACAAAGAGGGATAAGAATAAAAGATGAAGCAAAACCAATTCAACCTGGAGAGTTTAAAGATGTAGATGCTCCTGGCGGAAATTTAAGAGATGCTTTTTTTCCTCTACCTTACAAAGAACCTTCTCCGACATTATTACAATTAATGGGTATTGTTGTACAAGCAGGTCAAAGATTTGCAGCTATTGCTGATATTCAAGTAGGAGATGGTAATCAAGGTGCTGCAGTAGGTACAACTGTTGCATTATTAGAACGTGGATCAAGAGTTATGTCTGCAATTCACAAAAGATTATATTCTTCACTAAGACAAGAGTTTAAAACACTAGCAAAAGTATTTGCAACATACTTACCACCAGAATATCCTTATGATGTTGTCGGTGGAGAGAGAAATATTAAATTAACGGATTTTGATGACAGAATAGATATTATTCCAGTTGCTGATCCTAACATATTCTCAATGTCGCAAAGAATTACAATTGCACAAACAGAATTACAATTAGCAACTTCTAATCCTGAATTACATAACATGTATGTAATTTATAGAAAAATGTATGAAGCATTGGGTGTAAAAGATATAGATAAAATTTTACCTCCACCTGCTCCACAAGAACCTAAAGATCCAGCATTAGAGCATATCGATGCATTGACTCAAAAACCTTTTCAAGCGTTTAGAGGACAAGATCACCAAGCTCATATGACTGCTCATTTAAATTTTATGGAAACTAATCTAGTTAGAAATAACCCACCAGTCATGGTTTCTATTCAAAAAAATATTTTAGAACATATTTCTTTAATGGGACAAGAACAAGTTGAAATGGAATTTGCAGAACAAGTACAACAAATGCAAATGATGCAACAACAAGGACAAATGAATCCACAAATGAAACAGCAAGCTGAAATGCAGACTCAACAATTGTCTATGAAAATTGAAGCAAGAAAAGCTGTGTTAATTGCTGAGATGACAGAAGAGTTTATGAAGGAAGAAAAAAGAATTACATCACAATTTGATTCTGATCCTTTATTAAAACTAAAATCACGAGAAGTTGATCTTCGTGCAATGGAAAATGAACGTAAACAACAAGACATGAAAATGAAAAATGAACTTGAAAGAGCTAAACTCGTTCAAGATCAAGCTTCTACGGATCAAAAACTAAATCAAAACGAAGAATTAGCAGGTTTAAGAGCTGAAACGTCAATTGAAAAACAAGAAATGGCGAATGAGAACAGATTAATACTTGCTAACATGAAACCAAACAGATAAAAGGAATATATTATGATGAATTACAAAACAGGCGGCAAAAAAGTAGTAATGCCCGAGCAAGAAAAAGTAGTTGACCCTAAATCAGAGAAAAGTTTTAGAGGAAAAAGCTATATTGCTAAAGGTGACTCTAATCCGGTTAAAGGAACTGGTGCTGCAAGAAAACAAAAAGACGTAACCTGGTATTAGTATGTGGTTTTCGGCAATTAAATTAGCCGTCTCTGCTGGTAGTAAAATTTATGCTAACAAGCAGAAGACTAAAATGGCAATGTCAGATGCACAATTAATGCATGCATCTCGTATGGCCGAAGGTAAGGAAGCTTACCAGGGAAAATTATTAGAAGCCCGTCAATCAGATTGGAAGGACGAGGCAGTTTTAATAATTTTAAGTTTGCCAATAGCAATCCTGGCCTGGGCAGTCGTATCGGACGATCCGACAGCGATGGACAAGGTAAAACTGTTTTTTGAGATGTTTTCAGAGCTTCCAAAATGGTTTACAAATTTGTGGATCCTTGTCGTGGCGAGCATCTATGGTATAAAGGGAACACAAATATTTAAAAACGGAGGAAAAAAATGAGAAAAGACTACAGACAAAACAAAATGGGTGGTGGTATGATGAGATCAACTTATAGTGCTGGCACTGTTAAACCTAAAAACAAAAAACTAGCAGCAATGTATGGTGACAAAAACAAAGTTACTAGAGGTGATATTATAACTGCAGCTAAAAAAAATAAAGGAACAGCATAATGGCTAAACCAGGATTATACGCAAACATACACGCAAAGAAAAAAAGAATCGCTGCTGGCTCAGGTGAAAAAATGAGAAGCCCCGGTACTAAAGGTGCACCAACTGCAGCCAATTTTAAAAGAGCAGCAAAAACAGCTAAACCTATTAAAAAGAAAACGTAATGGCTTCTGCCGCTTGGACTAGAAAAGAAGGCAAATCACCGTCTGGTGGTTTAAACGCTAAAGGACGTGCAAGTTATAAAGGCGGCACTCTAAAGGCACCAACTAAATCTAAAACAAGTTCTAGACGTAAATCATTTTGTGCTCGTATGAGTGGCATGAAGAAAAAATTAACTTCTGCTAAAACTGCAAGAGATCCTAACAGCAGAATAAATAAATCATTAAGAAAGTGGGATTGTTAACATGGAAATAGAAAGATTACTAAAAATAATAAAAGATAGATTAGATAACCTAACTAATATTGTAACAACGGGTGTTGACACCATGGAAAATTACAAGTATATATTAGGACAAATAAACGCCCTAGAGGCAACTAAACAGGAAATCTCTAACCTGCTAGATAACAAGGAGCAAAAAGAAAATGAAGGCACAGTCATCGATATTGGGGACCACAAACCCAAAAATTGAATTACCTAACAAAGATCTTGTTGGCGTAAAAAAATCAGAAAAAAAAGAAGTTACAAAAGAAGAAACAAAATTACCAAAACCAACTGGTTGGAGGATGCTTGTTTTACCATTTAGAATGGATGGAAAAACAAAAGGCGGAATCTTACTTGGCGGTGAAACTATAGACAGACAACAAGTTGCATCACAATGTGGAAGTGTACTTGCAATGGGAGACGCTTGTTATTTAGATAAAGACAGATATCCAAATGGTCCATGGTGCAAGGTTGGTGATTGGATAGTCTTCGCACGTTATGCCGGATCAAGAATAGAAATTGATGGTGGTGAAGTACGTCTTCTAAATGAAGATGAAGTTTTAGCAACCGTAGAAGATCCAACGGATATTCTACATAAATATTAACATAGGAAGGACACTATGCCAGAAGCAAATAAAATAAAAAAAGATGAGATGATGGTAGACATAGATACTTCAGGTCCAGAGACCGAAGTTAGTTTACCGGATGATAATGTAAACGAAGTACAAACGGAAAAGGAAACAAATGAAACAATTATTCAAGAGCCTGTTAAAACTGAAGACGCACCTAAGGAACCTAGTGAGCAGCCGGATGTTCAAACAAGCGAACAAAAAGAAGACGAAAAATTAGAAGACTATAGTAAAGGTGTACAATCTCGTATTGCGAAATTAACTCGTAAAATGAGAGAAGCAGAAAGAAGAGAACATGCTGCTACTGAATACGCTAAGTCTGTAGAAGAAAAAAGAAAATTTGCAGAATCTAAGTATGAGCAAATTAATAATGATTACGTAAAACAATTTGATAGTAGAGTTACTACTGGAATGGATTCAGCGCAAAAAGAATTAGCGACTGCAATTGAAACCGGTGATGCAGCAGCACAGGTAGAAGCAAATAAAAAAATTGCTACACTATCTATTGATGCAGCTAGATTAAATGTTTTAAAAGATACAACAAAAGTTGTTGAACAACCCAAAGCAGATCTGTCTCAAGATGCTAATTATCAGAGGCAAACACCTCAAGCTTTACCTACACCAGACCCACAAGCAGAGGCTTGGGCAGGTAAAAACAGTTGGTTTGGTCAAGATAGAGCAATGACGTTCACTGCTTTTGAAATACACAAAGAATTGGTAGATGGTGAGGGTTATGACCCTAAATCAGCTGAATACTATGCGGAGATAGACAAGAGAATAAAAGTTGACTTTCCACATAAATTTGGTAATACTGAAACAAATACGTCTAGGCCTGTTCAGTCAGTTGCTTCTGCGAATAGAAGCGTAAAACCAGGACGCAAAACTGTGAGACTCACATCATCACAGGTCGCGATAGCGAAAAAATTAGGTGTGCCACTCGAAGAGTATGCAAAACAAATAAAACTCACGGAAGGAGCATAAGCATATGACAAAAGAAAACGAAACAATAAAAGTAACTTCTCGTGCGAGTTCAGACAGGTCTAAAACTGAAAGACCGAAAACATGGACTCCTCCATCTTCTCTAGATGCACCAACTGCGCCGGATGGATTCCGACATAGGTGGATACGGGCAGAGAGTTTAGGATTTCAAGATTCTAAAAATATCTCTGGAAGAATTAGATCTGGATATGAATTGGTTAGAGCCGATGAATATAAAGATACTGATTATCCTGTAGTCACTGATGGTAAATACGCAGGAGTGATTGGGGTAGGTGGCCTTGTACTCGCAAGGGTACCTGAAGAGATCGCGAAGTCGAGAACTGAATATTTTAAGCGTCAAGCTGAAGGTCAGGACGAAGCTGTAGCAAACGATTTACTGAGGGAAGAGCACAAGAGTATGCCGATCAATGTTGATAGGCAATCTCGCACAACCTTCGGTGGTACTAAGAAATAAAATTCTAACGCCAGCGAATAAATTAAACCGTACTGGAGGCCCTTAGGGGCAGGTACATAAGGAGATAAAACATATGGCTAATAGACAAACAGCAGGATATGGTTTTAGATCGTCTGGGACGTTAGGTAATACACCTGCAACTCAAGGTCTTTCTAGATACTTTATCGATGCCGCTTTGAACGCAGATCATTTCTACGGGCAAGCAGTGGCAGTAACAGCTGGTTACATTGTTACAGCAGAGGACGCAGCAACAGCGGAATCAGTTGGAGTAATGTATGGTATCTTTTATGAGGATGCGTCGACGTTGAAACCAACGTTCAACAATCATTATAACGGTGCTATTACACCAGCAACAGCAAAAGACGGTGGTGATATCGTAGCTTTTGTTAATGACTACCCTTTCCAAATTTATCATGTAGCAACAGATGCAGCAGTAGCTTCGACTATTGTTGGTGCTCATGCATTATATTTGGATACGTTTAGTGGAGCCGCTAATACTGGCGGAAGCACTACAACAGGTGTGTCATCTAACACACTAGATATCGGCGCAACACACGCAACAAACAACACTTGGAGACTATTAAGAGGAGTTGAAGACCCTGAAAACGGGGACTTAACGGCAGCATTTTGTAATGTTGAAGTTGTTCAAAACTTGAACCAATTCATTGATAGTTCTGGGTCATAATAGAGAATAGGAGATAAATAATGGCAATATCAAGAACACAACTCGTAAAAGAGTTAGAGCCAGGATTGAACGCCCTGTTCGGCCTGGAATACAAAAGGTATGATAATCAGCACGCTGAAATCTATACCAACGAATCATCTGACAGAGCTTTTGAAGAAGAAGTAATGTTATCTGGTTTCGGAAACGCAAGTGTAAAAAGTGAAGGATCTGGTGTAGCATTTGATGATGCACAAGAGTCTTTCTCTGCAAGGTACACGCATGAAACAGTTGCTTTAGCATTCGCTATAACTGAAGAAGCTATCGAAGATAATCTCTACGATAAAATTTCTTCTAGATATACAAAAGCTTTAGCAAGATCTATGTCTAATGCTAAACAAGTGAAAGCAGCAGCACCTTTGAACAACGGTCTACCAACAGTAGATGGTTTTGATTCAGGGGATGGTGTTTCTTTATTTAACACTGCTCACACAACTGTAAGCGGAACTAGTGTTAAAAACACACTTACTACACAAGCAGACTTAAACGAAACTTCGTTAGAACAAGCAATGATTGATATCTCTGCTATGACTGACGAAAGAGGTTTAAGAATTGCAGCTAAAGCAGTCAAAATGATTGTTCCATCTGCAAACCAATTCGCAGCTGAAAGACTTATGAAGTCTCAAGGTAGAGTTGGAACTGCTGATAATGATATAAATGCATTATCATCTATGGGAATGATTCCTCAAGGTTACAGAGTGAATAACTACCTAACTGATACTGATTCATTTTACATTATCACTGATGTACCAAATGGTATGAAAATGTTCACTAGAGCACCATTGACAACTGCAATGGAAGGTGACTTTGATACTGGTAACGTTAGATACAAAGCTAGAGAAAGATACTCGTTTGGAGTTTCTGACTTTAGAGGTATCTTCGGCGTTGAAGGTGCGTAATTAATAAAACTTTTTGTGGCCGGACATGTTTCGGCCACATTTTAATAAGAAAGTAATAATATGAAAAAATTCCTAATAACTATATGGGCTTACAATCATCATGCAAAATTTGAAGTTTTGTCTGAAGATAATCCTGTTTCACTTGAAAAATCAATCCTTGACAAGTTGGGAGAAAAGAGTATAAATTGGGAATCTCTCGGAGATAGTTACCATTCGGGATTAAATCGAATAACTTTTGAGGAGGTTGTTTATGATACAAGACCTATACAAAGCAAAAAGGTCCTTGGAGTTGAAGTGGGAACAAGAGCATATTAATGAAGATAGATATACTCTTAACATGGTTAGACTTGATGATAAAATTAGGCAAGTCATTACTGAGATTAAGCTTGAAGAAGCTGAAATCGCTCACAGGCAAAATAGCGTTGAAGGCGCTGCTCCACAAGTTTCTGTAGCTACTTAAGACACAAAGCTACATCGCTGAAATCGCACTTTTATTACGGGCTCTCTTGCACTCTATTAAAAAATAACATATAAATTACACACTATATATAAATAAACTTTAAATGTAGACGCGTATAGTCGACATCCCCTAGGGACTACATTTATATATTCTAGGAGGAATATTAATATGGCTAACACAACTTTTAATGGTCCGGTTAGAGCAGAACAGGGATTTAAACAAATCACTAAAAATGCTACAACTGGTGCTATTACAGACAATACAACAATAGACTCAAGCGGAAATCTTTCCGTTGGTGGAACAACTGTTTTATCTTCATCACTTAATGGTATCTCAGATTTTTTTAATGAAGGAGTTAACACAGTACCTTTAGGATTAAACCCTACATGGAATCTTAACTTTGGTAAACCCGATCAAGGTACTATTGCAAACGTAGATGATCTTCTTACAAACCCTAACACAGCATTGAGATTATCAATGGCTTTAGAAAAAGTAGCAAATCAATCTGCTGTTCTTACAGCAGCACAAACAGGTGCTATTTTTGGTGGTACAGGTGTAGTAGGAACTGATTTTGCAATCGCAGCTGGAGCTACAGAAATT